TCAAATTAATAACTCAATTTCGTCCTCATCGTCGATTTCCCTAACATCACCATCATCAATGTAAAAAGATTCATCAATAGGGTCGTAAATGACATAATCGCCTTCTGGTGTAGCTATGAAGTAAGTGCCGTCAAAATCTTTCTCACCTTCGTTTTTAAATCGTTCTCGAAGATCCACGCAACCACTCCCTATATAATGTCATCCCGCAAGAACACTTTAATTTTAAGTTTTAATTTATTTGCCGCAGCTTCCAGGCGTTCCCGCCGAACATTAGAGATAGTGAGCCAAACAATCTCCGGGAAATAGCCAAACTGTTTGTGGACTGCTCTACTATCACTTAATTGTTTATAACGTTCAAGCTTTTTTACATTTGCTACCATATACTGCGTGTGGTCAATTTCCACAAACATCCGCTGACCCGTACGGTCGTGTTTAAAAAAGGCATCGGGCTGAACAATCAATCCCTGTTCGACTACTTTAAACCGCGGTTCATTTTTCCATAGATCAGGCTGCCCATAGTATATATAAAGGTCATTCCGCATAAGTGTGTGAGTATAGTTCATTTTTTTAGACATTGCCGCGCCTGGGTGCCCTATCACCTGAGCGCCTTTTTTATTTAGGTAAAAGATTGATTCACCGTCCACAAACTTATTGACATACTGCTTTAACTCGCTCATGACGCGACAGGCATTGCGGTCACTCCCTAAACTGTGGACTTTCTGAAGCTGACTCCGGCTGGCAAACCCTAAACTACTCAATGACAAGAGTATTTGCTCCTGGCGTGTTATCTTTATGGCTGACGAATGGTGCATCATGATCCTCCTTAAGATGGTCTTTAGTTAATTCTAAGATCTGGTCATCCTCTACAAACGGTACCTGTACCTCATGGACCCTGTCGCTTTGATACACAGCTCTACCGGGGATATGAGGTAAATCCTCTGCCATCCCCACATCATCAAAAACAACATTATTTGCAGTGCTGTTACGCAGCCTGAAAGATATTACAGCGTCACAATTTGCTTTTACCTGTTGGGGCAATGTTTTTGTTGTTGGATACTGTGTACAATAGATAAGATGGAAACCAAGACCGCCCCCAACCTGACCAATGTATTCAAGCAGCCTTTCGCATTCACGATATATTAATTTTTCCTTTCCTGTTCTCCCGTTGCTCATTAATTGGGCCGCTTCGTCTATGATTATGAACACTCTTTTCTGTCTCTTTCCTGCCTGTTGAATTTTTTGTATGCCCTTTTCTTTAAACCATTTTTGCCTGCCTTTTATCTCGTCGGCAATCTCCCTGAGAGCTTCCACGGATTCTGCAATGTCAGACGCCACGCAATGCGTCTGCTTGAGCTTTTCAAAATCCATGAAAGATAATCCCCCTTTAAGATCGATGGCAACTAATTTTGACTGTTTAGGCTGTTGCAGGATGATCGACAACATAAGCAACCGCAGCCAAACGGTTTTACCATACCTAGTTATTCCCGCGGCGAGTATGTGTGGAATCTTATTAAAATCATGGTAGATCATCCCTCTAATAGATTGACCAATTGGAATTGACCATTTACCTTTGAGCATATCCTCTTTAAAAGGCAGCATCTTAGGTAATTGATCCGCGATAATGACATGTAGTAATCCGCCTACGAAATCCAATTCCACTGCATTAAATGGAAATGACTCATTAAACGCATCTTCCTTGGCTTTCATTTGGTCGAATACTAGACCCATCGGCAATTTAAACTTATACACCACACCCTCCTTACCTTTGAATACCGGCAGCGCCTCCCCTGCCATAAGCCCCCAATTTTTAAATATTTTATTAAGCTTAGATAGGTTTTTGTCATGGTTCCAAATTAAATAGCCGGCAAGGCTGACAGCAGTGATAATGGCTAGTTCCGGACCCATTGATCTAAATACTCCTCAAATTCTTTTCGTGCTCGGTTGTAACTATCCATGTACCCTATAGTCCATCCTCCGGCGAAAAATAAACACGCACCGGCAACCATTGAAACAAATAAAACCATTTAGAATCTACCTCCTTTTTATAATTGTCTGACTATTCAGACACACGCTTTAATGAAATGGAGAAGGAGAGAGAGAAACGAACGACACTTCATGTAATGAAATTGCATTTTGAAAGAAGGACTATATACAAGCTATAACGTATATAAACAGTAAGAAAACTTAATACCAACTGCCATTCATACCCCGAACAATTGCCGGAATATCACCAGGAACACAATTAAGCAAGCTGTGATATAAGCTGGTAGGACAATCTTAGAAAGATGAACCAAGCCTTTTTGCTTTAAAATTATTTGCAATAGACAAGCGCTAAGACCTCCAAATAACATAGTAGTCATGTGGGTTAACCTCCTTTCGTCTGACTGTGCGTCGGGCAGTGCTTCCGACTGGTCTTAGTTTAATATATGGGCGATTTTAAAAATATTGCCTGTCCATTTAATTTTTTTTATAAATATTAATAAGGTGGAATTAATTTGAAATTAAAATGTAGGCTGAGAATAATTTTGGCGGAGAAAAACATTCCACAGGGGGAGTTTGCTGATAAAGTAGGGATCGCTCAAACAACAATAAGTTTGTTAGCCAGGGATCGCACTTTACCGGGGTTAATGAATGCTTATAAAATAGCCAGAGGATTAGATATGCCAATCGAAAAAATATGGGTGATTGACGATGACTAACACACTCCCAGACATCGAACGTAAAGTATTGAGGATATACGTAAATGAATCACTGCACGGTCGGCAGCCCACACTTAAGCAACTAAGCACGTACACAGGCAAAAGTGAAGATGATCTGAAAGGGATTGTGAAGTCTTTAATGGAGAAAGGCCATCTTGTGGTTAGGGATGGGAAGGTCGAAAGGATCGTGGAGAATCCGGTTAAGTTTTAGGCAAAAGAAAAAGCCGCCTGATGGAGGTGGCCTTTTACACTTCGTGTTACGGTTCTAAGGTTTAAATGATAAATAATTGTTTAAACATAATAAATCATTTATACATTTAAATACACCATGTGGTACGGTTTAGAAATATAATACAATATTCCAACTACTTGCGCAAGTTTTTAAAAAGGCCTCTCCACTTCTTGCCCTTGAACTATTTGCAAATTTTCGTATAGAATATGATCGATGTCACCTTCTCTATAACCTACACGCCAATTCCACTGGAAACATTCGTAATCCATTTTTAGAAGTTTGTTTGGCATTACAAGCAGTTTGTCATTGTCTAATTTTAAAGCCACATTCCCATCTACGTATCGAAAAGTGAATCCTTCGCCATTTGGTTTTATATTACCTGCATAATCTGTTTTATTTGTTTCTACCTTATAGGTTAAGGCTTCCCAATCAATTGTAATATTGCCCCTTATTCCAGTGTAAGATGTGAATCTGTATGTTCTTTTCATTTTAATTTTCCTCCTTTAGTTTACCGAATAATTCGGTCATTTATATTTATCTGCCCAATCCTCACCGGATAGGTCATACCCACTTGGATTGAGGTACCCTTTTTGCCCATCAGATGCACGGTGATACTCAATATATACATACATTTCTTTGTGTTCTTCCGCCCATTTTTGGGCTAATTCCATTGCTTCGGACTCATCGTAAACTGTATCGCTGTATTCCACTTCGTCCATCCAGTCTTCTTTTTTAACAACAACGGCAAACGTTTCTTTATGTCTCACATAATTTCTCCTTTTGGGGTTAGGTTGATCCTTAAAAATGATCCATGTCTTACCAATTTTTTTTGCTTCAATGTCTCCGGCCTGGCATAATCCTTTTACCCGATCGGGCGAAAGGCCCCACAATTCGCCCGCTTCTTTTACGCCCATAATCTGATCTAAAATACTCATGTCATCATCCTTTCTGGTTAAACAAGGGAGAGGGGCCGTTTAAAGTGCGACCGCTATATCAGTTTCAGAAATTTTTGCAATTTCGCCATTAGTGACTTTAATGTATTTACGATCGCCGCCGTCGCAGACATCATATACACCGTCATCAAGTGTATAAATGCGACCGCTGAAACCATCCTCTTCAAAATCGTTAACAAAAGAGCGCTCGTATTTATAAGTAGAATTTTTACCAGTGAGTTTTGCGACCCAAGTTTTATGCTTACGGCTACCGGATTTTGTTTCAAGTTTCGCTGTCATCTTAACAAATCCTCCTTTTACTGCTTTCCAAGCTAATTTAAGGGCTTCGGAAAAGTAATCTTTAACCTTCCCACCAAACTTCTTAGCGCCGTGTCTTGCCATCTTCCAAGCGATTGCCATAACTGATTTTTTCATCTTAACCTCTCCCTTTGTTTTAGCCGTTATCGGTTGGTATACTTATATTATAACCGTTGACGGGTAAATGTAAACCCCTTTTTAAAAGTTTTTTAAATTATTTTTAGGCAAATAAAAAAAGCCTGCATCCACACAAAGGACACAGGCTTGAATGTTACTTAGATTTAATTGATTTTAAATAATGGTCGGCGCGAATAGCCTTTTCCGTGAAGCTGTTATTTTTCCACCAAGCTACGATTGTAGCACCTACCGTCAATACGCCAGTGACCACTGTGTAAATAGACTCGTCCGACCAAGGCAGGGGATTCAGACCAGCCATTGTTAAGACTTGGTTAACCAATGCAATAATTAAAACTGCTGTGCGTGCGATTGTACCTTTATTCATATTATCAAACCCTCTTTCCATAATTTTCATTGACATAAGCGCGTTGACCTTTATAAATGACTTCCCACCATCCGGGAACGCTGCCGCTGATTGGCAAGACTGACCCTTTTTTTGCTGTAGATAGATTCTTGGAATGATCCGATGGACGATCACAAATAAACGCCGCACGAGCAACGTTGACAATCTTGATATGACCTTTTACCGGGATGCCTGATACCTTTTTAGATGAATGTTTTGGCTTGCTTTTCTTTTGGTCCCGGATTTCCTCTTTTAATTTTGCGTAGGTATGAGGGCCGGCTTTCCCGTCCACCTCATGCGGCAGATTGATCTTTTGGAACCGGGCAACAGCGTCCTCTGTGTCCTCTCCATAATAACCGTCCACACCATTGTTTTTTGCATGTTTATCCGGGTAAAAATAAAGCTTACACAACATTTGTTGTAATTGCTTGACCGGCTCCCCGTGATCCCCCTCTTTAAGGGTCTGTCCATGCCAATTGCCCGTTACTTCGTGCCATTTGCTCTTTGGCTTTGGTTTTGGCTCTGGTTTTGGCTCTGGTTTAGGTTTTTGTGGTTTTGGATCAGCAGTCTCATGATCTTTATCCCAACACTTCCACTTGCCGCCGGGAATGTTCATGTCAATTGGGGTGATGTCTCCAATGTCACCTTTGCTCGTATTCTGCCATAAAGCAATGTCTTCTAGGTCCATATTTATTGGCCCTATTTTTGAATAACGGGCGTGCCAGTAAGGGTAATCCTTAACCAGCTGCTTATCTATACGGTCCCGGAAAAAGTTGCCGAAGCTATATAGCATAACGGGATGACCTGTCTTTTCCTTAACCCTTTCAAGGAATGCTCTGGCTCCGGCGTTCATTTCCTTGTCGGATTTGCAGTGATTACTCTCAAGATCAAGGACAAAAGGAAGTGTAATCGGCAAACCCCGAGTATTTTTAATAAACCAATCAGCTTCATTTCTGGCGTCTCCCACAGAAATAAACCGGGCGAAATGATAAACGCCCACCTCAATACTTACCGAATGGGCTTGTTTGACGTTATATTCTAATGTTGGGTCAACATAAGCCGATCCATCCTCACTGCCCTCTGTGGCTTTACAGAAAGCAAATGTGACACCGTCCTCCGCCATCCGCAGCCAATTGATTAGACCTTGGTAATGCGATACGTCTATACCCTTAGACATGGTATCCCCCCTATTTTAAAATTGATGGGTCTTTGACTAACAACCCGATGACAGCCAAAATAATCGCGCCTATGATAATCCTTAAAATCCACGTCGTGTTATTTTTGATAGATGAAATATCTTCCTTTATGTCTTGTATGTGGGATTCAGCAACGGCCATCCTGGTTTCCAGGGCAGTTACACGATCACCTAGTTTCTCGTATTGCACGTTGTTGGCCATCTCCTTTTCTTGTGCCATAGTAAGCCCCCTTTCACCCTTTAATCCAAAATAAAAAAAGCCCTTTTTAAGGCTTCGTTGCGTCTACTGCTGGTTCTGATTTGGCTGTTTGTGGCATTTCTGTTTTAGTCATTGACTCTTTAATCTCAGCAATGTCTTTTTCTAACTTACGTATATAAACATCCTTAACAGCATTATCCACCTCCAATTGGCTGATCTTTTGACCCAATGATTGGATAACTTCATTTGCATCAATGTTCATATTTAAGCAGCTCCTTTCAATTCATTAATTTGGTTTTGTAAATCCTTAACTTTTGAAGACAGTTCCTGTACAGCTTTCCAAGACAGGCTATTCATAGCATATTGTTCTACACCATCGCCATCTATTACTTCAATGGGTGTTTCACGACCAATCACTAAACCATGCCGTAGTTTATTTTTTCCAGCATCTAATTCCGAAATGAGGTTATATTCGTATACCTTAGAGGCATCAATGATATCTAATGCACTTACTGTCATTTCTGTAATATTTGTTTTGTATTTTTCCAAAGATCCTGTGGGAAATGAAGAAGCGCGGACAGGAACATATGAACCGGTCGTTCCTGTTACTGTCGCAATAACTTCTGCACCGCTGCTTGGTCGAATATAAACATTTTGTGCCGCACCGATCGGGTTAATATCGACAGCTGTAGTATAAACAGTATTTGTTCTTAAATTGCCGTAGGTAAAACCACCACTACCCCATTTGTCGGAACCGGAATTAGTGATCCTAACCTCATCGGCCGCCGATAAATAGAGGTTAGTGTATCCGGTTATTACACCGTTTGTACGGACAGGACGATAATATATATTATTAGGGTCGTCAGCCATTCCGCGAGAGGTAACGCGTAATTCTAAATCAGTACCAATATATACATTAAGGTTAGGATCAGCCGCTACGAAGGAACCGTAATAACCATTTGCCCGTACATTACGGTAAACCACACTGCTAGGGAAATTGTCAGCATATCCTTTATTGACCATCCTTACTTCATTATTGGCACCAACATAACAATTTTCACTATTAGTAACAAAGCCGTCTGCCCACATTTGTCCACGGGTATCAACTCTTACACCGTTAGCATCTAAAATTAGGTTATGGTCGGGCGCGGTCCGTAGAGCAACATGTCCGTTTTCGGAAGAAATCGTTACACCAGCTGAATCACTATATTCATGGCTGAAAAATTCAATGGCTCCAGATCCATCCGTACCATCAATAGTTGTAGCAATACCAAAATCCGATACGTAAATTGAACGATTCAATGATTCGTTTCTTGCACGGAAATAACCATTTTCAAACTTAAGTTTGATATCGTTATTACTCTCTGTTTTACCGTTCCAAGTCCTTGTAAATTGGCCACGCGATTCTAAGAATGCACCTTGGATTTTTGTGTAGTTTGTTGCGGTACCGCCGGAAACGTTGAATTTATTCGTGTCAATGGTTCCCGCCTTAAGAGCGTTTGTGCTCACTGAATCATTATAAAGAGCACCACCATCAATATAAGTGGTCCCTGGGTATCTCCAACCGTAAATTAAAGCAGTATCACCTGTATTTGGCTTCCATGATGTTTTCTTGGTACCATCTTCAAATTGAAAACCGGTTTGCCATATGGTCCCTGCAAAGTCACACCTGATTGTAATCCTCATTGTTTTTATATTGGTTGCATCAGGAATTGTACTCAAATCAACAGGAAATACAATATCGCCACTATTTACATCGTAAGTTGGATTATCATTAAAATAAGCTTGTTGATCGTACAGTGTTGCAGTATCGTAGGTAACTCTTACATATACTTTGAATGTCCCACTTGTAATACCCCCACTTGTAGAAAAACAAGAAAACATATACTTTTCATATGGAGATGGTGAAGGGGAATCAATGTCTTGGTATACATATCTTGAAGTAGTGTCAGGGTTTTCAATTCGTATATAATTGTTACAAACACTTGATTTCTCAATCCAATTGCCTTCAGTAGGAGGATTTGTAATAATTAATCCCGCACCTGCAACCCAGTGATTCATTCCATCCCTAAAATCACTATTTAAAATATAGTTTCTAGCAACTACGTCGATCACATCAACAGCATTTTGCACATCTTCTGGAGTTGCCTTTTGTGTTGGATCAAATCCATCTGCAAATATTGAATCTGAACCAATAGCTACTTGATTAGCACGAAGGCGGCCAATAATCTTGGCGTTGGTAATCGTTGCATCACCAATCTTAGCGCCGTCAAGATTGGCATTTGGCGCTATCAACTCATCCGTAATAACGGCCTTTTCAATCTGGGCAAATCCAACAGCGGCAGTGCCAATTTTGGCATTTGTAATAGCACCATTCTGAATGGCCGCATTACCCACAGCTAAATTTGCAATTTTTGTTTCTTCTACCGATCCATTAGCAAGTTTTGCGGCATCAACCGATAAATTAGCCAGTATGTCTTTTGTGACTGATCCAAACAGCATGTCATCCGTCATTATCTTTTGAGTTTGTGCTGAGATCTCCGTTGTAAATGCGGACACCGTGCCGTGAGTATTTATTGTGCGAATTCTAAAGTACCACTGTTGGCCTACATCAGCTTTGTGGACGTAACCTCCACCACGCCCCTTCCACACAAGATTTGATTCATCTGGGGTAAACCCTTGGATTTGTGATGCGTAAACCTCGTAGGCAGCGATATAACCGCTTGCGTCATAATCCCACGACACCATAATGTTTTTAAATAATCCATCCACTATAAAGTTTGTAGGAACAGGCGGCACTTTATCAACAAAATTACCATCTTCAGTCGCTTCAGTCATTTTATCCCACACACCGGATCTATCATACAACTTTGATTCAACCTGATCCAGGCGTTCCGAATCCCCAAATAAATTGATAAACTGTCCCATTTCTACTTTGCCTGTATTATCAGGATCGGAGACGCTATATTCGAAAGATATGACCCTTTCTTCAATCTCAATTGGCTTAGCGAAATTTCGATTAATGGCAATGGATGTATCACCGAGACGGACCTTTTCGTGTTCATATCCTGTTAATTCTTCAAGTAGGAAAACGTCTGATTCAAAATTATCAAGTTGCTTTTGTTGCTCTTGAAGAGCATCCCATGTTTTCTTAAGGAGGCCAGCCGGATCTTTTTCTTCTCCATCTTCAAAGATGCCTTTTCGGTGATGTAGGGAACCATCGGTATTAAGATGGCCAAAGGCTTCTAACGCTTCTGGATCACCGACCCATTCCTGCCCAAGTGGCTTATCCACCGGATCACCATTAGCAACCGACCATTCCACATCAGCGAAGTCAATTTTCCTTGTAAATCCACCTGTTTCTTCTATCTCTAAGCTTGATCCACGCCCGTAAAGCGCTGTTTTAGGATAGGATTGGATAGCACGTTTGATTGATAATATATCCTTATCCATTTCCCATATCTTTCCCATATCAGCGCCGCGCCGTGGGAGGATGTCAATATAACGACCAATAATACCTGCCTCATTAATTTCAACACGATCTTGCAGTTCTCCGCCCCAGGTACTGATTATTTCGCTAATAGCATCTTTTACGGTTATATAATAGAAAGAAGTTGATTGTGCTCCTAATTCAGCAACCTTTCCGACTTTCCATCTTGTATCTTCTAAAACCTGACCTAATGCATAAAATGCAGCTTTATTCTGTGGACGTTTGTCTTCCACAATCTCATCGTTTAATTCGAGCATTGAAGGTTCACATGTCGCAAAGATTATCGGTCCATTGTCATCCTCTGAATCCTCAATTTCTCGGATAACGAATAAACGGAAAATATCATCCTTATCATAGAAGCCAACTTGATTTTCAGCAATGACATGCCGTGAATCCTCATGATTCCCCTGGCAGGTAAATGAAAAAGAAGAACCATTATTAAGTTTCTCCTTGAATAAATCGCCCCAAAATGGACATGCTTCTTCAGCTTCATTGGATAGAATCGTAATAAGCTTATCGAATGGATCGAAAATATATAAATCTGATATAGTGGTCACCTCCCTCCTAAAAGGTAAAATAAAAAGAACCCGGAGGTTCCTAAATAGTCAATATATTGGGTATCAATGTTGAACTAAAGATCCCCAGTTAGTTTCACATCTATTCATCTTCTATATAAATACTAACTTCCAAATTGCCATCGTCTGGCACTAATTCACTCGATACTCCTTCAACCATTTCACGAATATATTTAAGACGTTCAGCACATTCCTGGTCACTCATTGTAGTGTAGTCGGCCTTATCTTCGTCACTGACCGGCGAATTAATCATTACTTTTGTAACTAATTTCAATTATGCTCCCCCTCCCATCTTAGGGATCCCCAGTTAGTTCAAGATGGACACAAGTAAATATATTACATAAATTAACAATATCCATAAAGGAATTGAAAATATCAATCCAATCATACATCCTTTAGAAAAGTTATTGTTTTCCAAATAACCACCTCTATAAAAAGTGTAAAGGACTTAATAAAACATAACATGAGTAGATTGAATTAATTATTGATTTAGTATATAGCCTAAAATTGTATTAGCTATGTCCCTGTGTCCTTTATTATTCGGATGGACGATTTCTCCACTCTCAAAATAACCCTTTGCAAGAGCATCCTCATACGTCCCCCATTTCTTATTGATATCAATCAAAGCCACATTTTTTTTCGATAGCTAGTTCGTAAAGTGAGTTAGAATACCACTTTTGATCTAGTTGTTTCTGGACACCCCTTATACCGTTGTTAAGTAATATAACTTTACCGCTGAGTAAACCTTTATCAATAAGCTGACCGATGTATGATTTATAACTGGAAAGGGAGGTTTGCCTGTCATAATCGTTTGCCACTAGAGCGATAATTGACAGTTTTGGGTTTTCTTTAAATTCATTATCGACTGTATATGCGATATCGTAAGCCATCTTGCTAAACCATGAACCATTGTCCAGTCGTACCCCGGTATTTCCTGATATCGGTATAGCGCCAAATAGGTACAAATTACCTGTTGTGCCTACTGTTAATAAAAGTGTATGACTACCATTAGTCAGTCCAGTAATGGTAAAAGAACCAGTTCCCGAAGCACCATTAGAATCATATTCCGTGGCTGTACCGCCATCTATGGATGCTGAAAATTTTCCTGCAAGTCCACCCTTTTGATATAACACTTTTACCCCTGTGCCTATAAAGGTTAACGATATAGTCGCCCCCGAGCCGCCCTGCCTACCGTAGTTACTATCCTGCCAAGTTCCTGTTTCCGTCCAAACTTTCGTAGGAACTGAATCTTTTCGCCGCCAAGAAGTCATCAAACCTACGCCGGCATTACCGTATTTTGATTGGAGGACATCACGGATAATTGCTCCAAAGCTGTCTGCTAAATAATTTGCGCTGTTAGCACCCTCACCGATTGAGTCGCCGTATAACCCTATATTAAAGATCCCCCGTTAGTTCAATATCGAGCCTTTCATCAACTCATTAATCAAATTTTCTTTTTCAACATTTTCATTTAAAAGTTTGGCAATTGTTTCACTTTGACTTTTGATGACTTGACCTTGTTGTTCCACAAGATCAGCTAATTCAAAATAAGTTTTAGATTGGCAGTTCTCCTCCAAATTCATCACCTTCTGTAATCTCTAGTTGATGTATTTCTACTCCGACAAAGATAACATCTCCTTTATCGAGGGGCGTAGCTTGTGTAATATACTGCGTCAATTGGTCAAAATCAGCCGGGATTTCGGCATATTCAACTGGCTTATAGCCATTAAGTTGACGGGAGCTCAATAACAAATCCCCGTTCTTGATAATTCCGTAGCTTTGCATTCGTGCTCACCACCTTCTTAGCCAAACCTATACTAGCAATTGGCTTAATGTATTTATGATAAAAATAAAAACTATTGCTTCGTTTAATCCAACCCCAATATGATATTAACGCGGCAGAATCCTTTTCATTGAGATATCCTTTCTTGCGATAATTGGTTCTAATTGAAGCATTAGTGACCAATGAATAATCTTCAATGATGTCATCTCTTTCTTATTAGCCTCAAGGTCTTTCGACAAACACTACTAAACCCTGCTCTTTGTGGCGAATTTTTACCAAGCGGTATGGACTATAGAATGCAATGTAATTTTAATAAATCAAATAAGAGTCTGCCTGCCATAATTCACGTTCCGATTCCCTGAAGAATTATTCAAATTCCATAACGAAATTCCGGCATTAGAGCCATTGTTCCAGTTACCACCAACGTGGGCAAGCGCGCATCCTATAACCCTGTTTTTATATTTTAAAATACAAAACCCTTGAAGACCTTGGGTGACTTCGTCCACCAAACCCCCTAAAGAGCCTTTTTAAGAAGCCGCCCGCCAAAATTCACGTACCGATACCCTGAAGAAGAAGACAGAGCCCATAACGAAAGACCGGCATAAGAGCCATTGTACCAGGATCCACCAACGAGGGCAACGCATTGCCCGGTGTTTTGATAATAGTAATCGCTATAGTACGTGGATGAACTTCCTCCGACTTTATTCGGGAGGTTAGCGAATGGTAATTTAGAGTAAAATCCCATATCCATCGGATATCCGTTTTCGGAAGCATTTACGTATCCTAATTTTTCATGAGGTGATGTAAACACATTACTTGTGTAATCTTCTGCATTTTTAGCAACCCAAGCTTGTCTAGCATCGATATTTATCCCGTCTACCCACTTATAGACATTACCCCATATGTTTTCGACCCCTCTGTAGGAACAAGGGTATTTACCATCTGTATTAGATCCAATGCTACCGCTTGCTGCTAAGATATTTTTAGAGAATCCTGTAATCCACCCGGTATTATAAAGGTAATTTCCTACAGCGATATTAACTGGATCGCCATCGAACAAAATTGCTTTATTATTAGTGTCATAATTTTCTATAGCTGTTATCGTCCGTCCATAAAAGACTTGATTGCCGCCTTGAGATGTCCCAACACTAATTACCTGTCCTATTCGATATTGATCAGCTGTCGCGTTTGCCACAATAATTCGATTAACATTTGTTTCTGCAACAGTAGCCAATTCGGAATCAGTATATCGACCTGCGGTGAACCCTTGCATAATCGATTGAGAGTTTAGTGTGGCAAACTCAATATGGAATAAAACAGCCAACAAATCTTGAACGTGAACATCGTGCTGCTGATAACCTTTTAATCCAATTGCGTTATTTGCTTTTGCGTAATCTCGAAACTCGACAATGTTTTTATTTATTAATGGGTATTTGTTTGGCTTGGATTCTAGTTTGTTGTCGTCCGAAAGACTAGCTTCGTGTTTACCGACCAATATATAGTCAAGCTCTTTATTATTCTCGAAATCCCAAAAACACCATGGAAGATAAAATCCGGGATGTTTAGTTTTCGATAATTTTTCAAGAAGAAAGTCTTTTCCAATGTGTTTACGGATGTACACCTTAGGAATTTTTATGAAGACATTTCCGTACTCGTCCTCGACTTCTTCAATCTCTCCCCAAATCGGAGCGTTGTCGAAGTCGTTTTTGACTAGTTGCCCATCGACACCCGCGTTTGCTACCATGTCAACCGCGGCATCTGTACGTGTCATGGTAGGGTCGGAACCCTTATTCCAATACGCTCCGTAAATGAGTTTATCTTGAGGATTACTCCCCGTTAGTTTCATACTACCTGGGTTAGAATCAGTAAATAACGGCGTAACCCCATCTGCCCCCACAGGCTTTGATGGCATGTGAAATGTAGTTCCATCTTCATTTTCCACACCCGCATATTTTATCTCTTCATCATCTCTGGGTAAATTAACAGGCATATGATATACCTCCCTTTATAGCCATCTCGGGCTATATGTTATTTTTGTTTCTGCAACACTAACTTGATCAATGGTAAAGTTGTTATTGCCGGGCTGCAGATTAAACCACCGGCTACCGGACCAATCAAATATAGTTCGGTTGACTGCGCCATTTACTGATATTTTCCTTTTTGAAACATCAATTTCTAAGATGTCCGAAGCACTGAAATTATAAATAACCCGGATATATTTCCCGCTTTCTTGATGCGTAATTTTATATTCGGTTGCTGCCCCGGAAAAAGTCACTGTGAATTTCGGTTGTGCATCCACAGGAGATAAGTTCATTGCATATGGTGATGACTGCGACGCGAACAGGGTAACAAGCGAATTGTTTTGGTCCAGTGTTTGGGTTATTTTTTCACCATAGGCATACGGTTTAGGACAAATCAAGGTGAGTTGTCCCTGCCCGGCCTTAGCGATATTATCGAGCCTTTTAATACTCTGTTCGGATAAAACGGCGTAATACTTTTTATCAGGCTCATTATCATCAACCAACTCGCCTTCACCAAGATCCGGCCGCAACCATTCCGCTAATGCACGAAACCTAGAAAGATAATCTGATAAGTTGTTTGCGACAAACCCAATTTCCAAAGGAATAGGACGCATACCATATTTGGACTTAATAAAATAAGCCCCATCCCTATTAGGTACACCTTGTGTAATTAAACTAAAATCAGGCAGCAGGGAAGGATTGGTTTTTACGGCAAGGCCAAACGCATCTGAATGGTTTCCACGATAGGTAATACCCATTATGCCAACCTCCCTTTAAATGACCGTCTGTTATGGTTCTTGTGCCTCTCTTGTTCCACAGTTATAGGCTTTGCCATTACCCTAGCAATCCTATCTTTATCCAAGTGTAGATCTACAAGAACATATTCAGGCGCATATGAATGTTGATCGTTGACTCCCAACCGTCTATTAGTATCCTCTAATAAACGTGTTGCTCGCTCTCTTTTATTTAAAGAGAGAGGGATAATAGCCTCTGGACCGTTTTCAGCAACCCAGGCAAGTTGTTTGCGGTTGACGATGCCGCCGTTTTCATAACCGAGATAACCGCCGCCACGAGCCATGTTGTGAATACCGGGATGATTCCAGATAGAGCCGTAACGGTCTATGATATAACGAATAGCAGCAACACCACTAGCGATAGGATTAGTGATGCCTCCAAGCCCTGGTATTTTATATGCATTAAATGTGGAAGGTATGGTTTGGAATAATCCCTGTGAGGGATGTCCTGCTCTGGCGTTAGAATCCCACAGGTTTATGGCATTAGGGTTACCGCCAGATTCCTTCATAGCAATTGTGATAAGAGGTTTAAACCATGATGAAGGTGTTCCTGTGATAGCCATAGCCTTAGCAATCCACGACTTGACGCTTCCACTTACATTACCACCGAATGACATAAAACCAGATATCTTATCCTTTATCCAATCCAATCCCCAATCTTTTACTTTAGTAATTGCGCCTTTTGCTAGAGATGAGAATTCGCCAGGGAGATTAAAACCTATACCGAATTTACTCAGTGAATTCTTTAATAATGTGGCCGGTCCTTTAATTAACCAATCAAACCATTTTCCCACACCCCCCGCATAACCGAAAAGTTTTCCAGACATGATTTTTTCAGTGTCTTTGTTTGGTAAAACCGACGATCCGCGAGGTAAATTTAATAATTGTTGTCCTTGTGTACCAACCATCGTCATGCCAAAACCAGGAATGTGAGCCATTTCTCGGCCCTTTTCACCCACAATTGCTGGGCCGCCGGGATGAAAATCTGTTCCTTTAGCATAATGATCCGCTGAGTTTAAGCTGCCATGTGCCCTTGGTTTGGGATTTGGTTTTTTTCTTTTACTTCTTTTTATACCAAATAAATCTTTTAACCAATCAAGCCAACCAGATATTTTGTTTGTAAACTGATCCCATTTCGATAGGATGTCGCCGGTCTCCCAATTAACCTGATCAATATGCCCTTTGGCTTGTTTTTTCGCTTCGCTGACAACTTTTTTGTGCATATTTTCAGCATTTTTCTTGGTCTTATTGTAAGTATCGTTTGCTGCCTTTACGATTTTGTCATGTTGTTCTTTGGATATACTGCCAGTTTCGTAATACTCATAGTCTGCAGCTTTAATAACCTTTTGACGCTTCTTCTCGGCATCAGCAATAGTTTTGTCTTTTGTCTTCTTGGAATTCTTTACAACTGTCGCTGCTTGCCGTGCAGATAAAATACTTGCTTGTGAGCTAAGCTGTGTATAGATAGCACGTTGCTCTTGATAAGATTTTGACAGGGTTTTGACGGCTCTCATTTTCATATCTGATTGCCAAAAATTAACGTCGTCACGAGTCTGTTTAGTAATTTTGGTTATTTGCTTTTTCTCATCGTTTTTGATCTTTGCTATTTTATCTTTTTCAGATTGATATAAATCGCGATGCTCCTTTGATGCTTTTTTCTTTATCGCATTTATGTCATCTTCAGCTTTTTGTGATACCTTTTTTTGCTGTGAAGATCCCTGTTTTAATATATCAGCAATCTTCTTTTGATCATTTTTAGTTTCTTGTTGGTTAATTTTATGGGATTTTTTTATGTTATTTAAAATGTCTTGTTGGTTTTTACTGGAAAATGACTTATTACTATTCATAAACCCTTTTAAAACATTTGAATCTCTCTCGAAATTTTTCTGATCTGCAGAAATGATTTTTTTACCCATTTGATCAAAAGTTTTTGTCAAAGAAGCTGCAGTATTTTTGCTGATTCGTTTCCCGGAAATTTCAAGGGCCATTAACTGTTGTGTTGCCTTATCATTCAATTTCAAATATGACTTTACCGATTTTTGTGTGGATGCAGAAACTTCTTTGCCGAATTGGTTAACGCTAGGGATAGCCTTTTCTTTAAAATGTTTATAAAGCTTAACCCCACCTTTTATAAGTAAAGGAATGCCTACGGAAGCCAACAAGCCAATTGGACCACCAAGAGCTGACAGGCCAAAACGGGCGACACCAAGAATCTTGCCAAATTTACCAAACTTACTAACAGCACCAAGGACCTTTCCGCCTAATCCTGCTACTTTACCGCCGCTTTTCCCAATTGCTCCCCCAAATATTTTAGAGAGTAACCCAGCTTTTTTTGTTGTTTTTCCGAGAGCAGAAACACCTTTTTCAGCCTTTGCAGCACCTCCGCCGAATCCACTTGCTACGATTCCGGCTGCTTTTGCAGATCTGTTGAACTTGCCAAATTTAGTAGTAATAAAAGCTAGTCCGCCAGACAAACCGCTGACCACACGTAACATAGAACCTAGGGTAAAAGTAAGAGGGCCAATGACAGCAACAGCCGCACCTAAACCAATAACCCATTCTTTTTGTTTTGGAGTAAGTTTCTCTAAAAAACTATTGAAAGTTTCTACACTATCCGACAAAACGGGAAGAAATTTAGATCCAATTTTAAGTAATTGAGTGCCAACGGGAACTAAAGCTTTTTGAAACTTACGCCATTCCTGCTGAAGTTTTGCCGCATCATTATTCTTAAGGGATTTGTTGAGCTTATCAGTAGCTCCTGTTACTTTGCCTATGCTGTCTTTAGATGCATCCATGGAAAGAATAACTTTTTCTTTTACGTCTTCCCACTGAGTGCCAAATAGCGCTACACCAGCCTGTTGTTGTTTGACATGATCTTTCATATTTGCCAAACCTGCAATAGTTGCAGCAAAAGCCCTCTGAGCAGATTCCCCACCTTTTCCGAAAGCTTCACTCATTTTTTTGGTGTTAAGCCCGATTGCCTTAAAACCTTCATTAGTGGTTTTTGATCCGTCCACAACACGAACGCCTAATTCTTTTACTGCGTCCCCAACTTTATCGAGATTAAAAGCACCGTTTTGAGCACCTTGAATAAGGATATTAAGCATACCTTTTGCCGAAAATCCCATACTAGCAAATTGCGGACTATATTCCCGAAGTGTATCTAAAAGTTCCCCTGAAAAATCGCCGCCTTTTTGGAATCCTACTGTCATAAGGTCGAAAGCATCTGTGCCGCTCAGTTTAAAATTCTTCATCAAAACCGACGCGGTCCGTGTTGATTCGTTGACATCAGCTTCAAAAGCTTCATTGAGTCCTAAAGCCCCTGTGGTAACTTTCTTTAAATCTTGATCATTTATATCTTGGATATTACGTTTTACCGTGGTGAGCGTATTTCTAACTTGTTCTGTGGTATCACCAAATCCTTGCTTCCACACTCTGGAGACGATGCCGTTTAATTTCTTAGCTTCGGACCCTGTAACCCCTAATTGAGCTTGAATGGTTCCCTGTGACCGTTGAAAGTCACTAGCAGCTTTAAGCGCTCCCAAACCTACACCAGCAATAGGAAGAGTGATAGACTGGGTCATATTCCTTCCAACATCTTTAAACCGCGTACCAGCAACACTCATTTTTTCTTGAAATGCGCCGATCCGTTCAGTCGCTATGTTCCATCGGTTAGAATTTTTCTTTATTTGTTCATTGTTGGCCCTTATTTGACCATTAACATCATCTAATTGGGATTTAAGGCGATTATAAGAGCCTATGGTATTGTTTAACTTCGTTCCAACTCTTAGAGTAGCATCAGCATTTTTCCCCTGAGTCTGAACAAGTTTATCGTATTGTTCCCTGAGTTGTTTTGCCTTTTCGCCTTGGAGCTGCAATTGCCTTTCTAAGGAGGCGGCCTTGGTATTCATTTCATCTGTGGACTTACCAAAAGACTTCATGCCGCCTGACGCAGCCTTTAATTCAGATTTCGCTAATTTCATTTGGGAATTAATATTTTTAATTCCTTTATCGAATCCAGCGCCTTCTATACCGACTTTTACTATCAAATTTCCGATTTCTTCATTGTTAGCCAATACCTCACCTCCTTAGAAAACACGATCAATAGGCACGACTTTTGTATGGGCCGGTTCTTCATTTTCCAATTCAAAAAAGAAATGAATATCCATTGCGTCGATTTCCGGCAATTTATATCCATTTTTCATTAATTCCCGATATTTGGTTTTTATTTTTTCATATAGTTCGGAATAACTTACTCGTACGCCGCCGCTTGTCTCTCCAAAAAATCCGCTACCTCTTCTTCACTTGGCATTCCTAAAATTTCCTGAGCGACAATTCGATTAATTTGCTTAATAAAATTTCCATTCGCTGCGTTAACACCGTTAGTATAATCCTCAGATGTAAATTGGTTGCCGAATACTTCACAAACAAAATCGACATATTTATCAATTAGTTTTAAGTCCAAGCCCTTTTTTTCTTCTTCTTTGCTTAATTCAAGCGCTTTTCTGAAATAATAACCGGATACAAAGTGTTGGGCGAATTTTTTATCCTTACCATCTATTTTTAAAGTAATTTCCATCAATTAATCTCCTTTAAATTAGTTTTGTGCAAAAAGAGTGGGGAGGGGTACCCCCACTTTTAGACCCCACTGGGAGTTGGCGCGTAAACCTTTGTGTACCACGCATCGGCAATTGTCGAAGTGAATCCAGTCGCTTCTTCATCGCCAACAGCTTTAAAGTTTTTATCAAACTGCCTTCTGATAAAGTTTCCTGACATCGTCGGCTCTTGGAATTCTGTTTTATCTTCTTTAGTCTTCCAATCGTCATCCGGAATTCCAAAACGTCCTTTGTAAAGCCACACGAAGCGTCGTTTACCATTTTCTTTTGTACCCTCGAACCCAAGCGCAACATAAGGCGCTACAACATCCTGATTAAACTCAATGACACCTTCACTGTTTAATGTTTGACCTAACAGGTCAGCTTGTATTGAAAGCGGAATATCAGTAACACCAATTTCTACTTGTGTTTCACCAATTTGCGACGCTACAGCTACCGGACCATCATCCGCATATTGCGTGGCCGAATCCGATGCTGTTGTCACTTTTGCTGACTTAGCTGGCGCTAGTTTTTTTGGCGTTTCATAAACAACACCTGTGTCATCATCAGATGTTAATTTGGCATAGTAAAGATTTTTCATACCGACAATACTTGAGTAAACTTCAGCCATTTATTAAAACCTCCTAAATCATCTTTGTTGTTCTAAAACGCATAATTTTTCTAACCGATAAAACCTCTGTATCCCAAGTTGGGACACTATAGTAGCGAGAGAAACCTAGTGACTTCATGATTCTCTCAATCTCGTTTGCAATTTCATTATGCTTGCCGCTTTTATCCCACATATCGATTTGATAACTGATTGCACTTGAGACCTCATTGTCATCAGCGAAATTATCATTGTAATTATTGATCTCAGCTATACGGATAAAAGGAGGATCCACCCCTTGCGGGATAACAAATTGCCAGGTTTTGTTCTTACCTTCAGTCAAATTTAAAAGCACCGGATCCTCTCCAAGCGCTTTAAGTACGTCTATTGAAATATCAATCATAATTTCAACCCTGCTTTGATGGTGTTTTTAATCGCTTCATTGACTTCTTTTTTGGACACAACAGCGGCACGATCCATAAAATCATCAGGTTCCATGTTAACCGTACCTTCAACTAAAAACTTAGCACGCCAGGCGACTTCCTTATTAGGACCTATCTGTACATGTTTAATACCATCTTTATTACTGATCCCGCTGACAACGATATTGTCTCTAATGTGTGGATGATCAATATCTGAATAGGCTACTTCCTGCCGCATCGATTCAGCAAGTGGTTCAGCGCCTGCCTTAATCGCTTTATTTTCCACACGAACGGCCTTTTTACCAAGCTGAGATAATCGTTTCTGCAATTCGGCCATACCCTCTAATTCAAACCCATCAGCCATTAGATCACCTCTTTACACATGACACGCATATAACGTTTATTGTCATAGTCAGGTAAAATGGAGTCAATATTAAACTTTCTTTCTTTTTCATTTCCCAATAAAAAAAGATCAAGAGAGGACTCTAAATCTTTTTTATACCGAATTGTAAATTTCACCGTATTTTCAGCTTGCACAGCAGCAGCCGCAAAATATTCTTTTCCGCTAACAGCTTCCATTGCAGACCAGCAAGTATAAACGGTTTCGCCACCTTCTGTTGGAAGTCTTGTAACAGGATCAGTACCGGCTTGTGTTCTGAAAGCGACCCTATACTTTAATTTACCGGGATTCAAGTGGCATCAACTCCACAGTATTTGAGCTGCATAATTATGGATTCAAGACTGAATATTAAAGCCTTAGCTTGCCCCACAGGTTCTCGTCTATCATACCAATGGCTAACTAGCATTTTCTTAGCGCCATCATATAATTCCTGTTGAGTAGCAGCCGCTCCCGCATTCGAAAGGTACTGATCAGCCATTGTCATCATTACTGTTATTTCATTATCATCATCAGCACCATCCACACGGAGATAATGCTTCATTTCATCAAGAGTCATTTAATTCACTCTCCTTCAAGGAGGGAGGGGAGTTTTACCCCTCTTAAGCCAATGCGATTTGTCCATAAATAGCAGCAGCAGTATCCCATCCCTTAACATCCTCACGTTCAATCGCGCGAATTTTAGTTTGGTTAGTCTCAAATGCACCGGCGCCGATATTTGTGGAAAGAATAGAATATTGTTGTCGGTCAAACATAACAACGGCTTCTTTAAGGTCGCCAACAATGATTGGAGCCCAATCTTCTGCTACACTATCTCCGGTAATATCGCTGTTTCCATTTGCGAAATATGTGTTCGAAAGAACGACAACAGGCTTACCAAACAATAGTTTGCGAGTTAATGAAGTAGGATCAGGCTGCATAAGATAACGTCCTTGGCCATCCTTCTGCTCATCAAGGAAATTAAATCCGCTTTGGTTTGTAATAATGGCAGCACCTTGAGCAATCATAGGATCAATGTCCAAGTTAAGTGATTGCTTAACTGCATCTAAACCATCAAAAGTCTTCTTAGTTAGTCCATCAAGTTTTGCCAAAATCAAGCTGTTACGAGTAACAATTGACTTTTTAGCAATCCAACGAGCGATGTAATTAGTAAGGTTTTGATCAGTATCAGACAAAAGTGTATTTGATACTGGTAGAATACCGGCATAGTCTTTAATCGCATAAGTCATGTTTTGGAATTTTGGACCATTAATTTCAGCAATAGTAGCCAGTTCAGCAACATTTGCAAAAGGCGTCATAGTAGCCAGTTTTTCAAGAACACGAGAACCGGAACGAGTTGATACTGGTTCTACGCGAACATAATTTTCAAGCGAATCAACTTCACGCTTGAATTCATTAATTTTTGTTGTAATATCCTGTGGAATAATTAAGCCACCATCGGCATCATTGGCACCACTCATTGCTCGGAATTCATCTGATTCTAGCAGCGAGTGTTGCTCTGATGATAAACGTTTACCGCGAAGGGAGGTTAGAAAAGCACTACGATATTCCGCCTGTTTTTCTTCTATAGTTCGTTTTTCTTCATCTTCACCTTTACCAGTATTAATCATAGGAACCTGCTGCCGCTGTTCTGGTTCATTTTTTAAACCCTCTTCCATTGACCGCAGTTCAATATGAGCATCCAATTTTTCACGAAGTTCCTTTGCCTTATCACGGGTTGCACGGGCTTCTTCCATTTTCCCTTCACCAGTTAATTTTTTTGCTTCTTCAATCTTTGCACTTAAAGACTGACGCAATTCACGTTCCACAGGATCCTGCGACGCGAAATATTGAATGTTTAGCCTAAACGGTAAATAATTTTCCAATGAAAATCCCTCACTTTATTTGTTATTTGGCAATAAAAAAAAGACCAATTAAATATTTAAAAGGTCCAATTCCATTAGTAATTTTTCTTTTTCCAATTTCCTTTGTTCTTTCGGAACGACACCAAGATCTTCAAGACTTCGCTTTGCTACTTTGCTATCTGGGTATGCCGGGAATGGTGTTGGAGAGACTTCTCTTAAGTCCACATCTAAAAGGGTCCGCTCATAGATATCCTCATCTTTAATGTACTGCCATGAATCAGACCTAACATTAAAACCAAAAGATACGCCGTCCACATCGCCTCGACTGATAGATTCATAGGCATCCTTACCCCATGAATTATTAGGTAAGTCAATTTCAAACCGAAGCCCGGCAGAATCTTCTTCAAGCCGTAAGGTTTTATTATTGTTGGATCCTAAAACATAATCCATTCGGTGATTCCACAAAGCCTTTATTGTATTTTCTTCTAGGCTTTTGGCGAAGGCGCCTTTTGCAACCCTTTCATAAAATTCCCCCCAAATAAGACCGCTTCTCTGATCCCATTTGACAACATATCCGCCAATGGACATCGTGCCATCATCTTGTGTCCTTACATCTAATTTAGGAACTGTTAGATACCTTATTTCCTTGTCCGTTATCATCACCCCCTTTGCCACCTTTAGCAGCTATAATAGATTCTAATTGATCGACCGGCGCAAAACTCATATTAATAAAATGCTTGTCACCGTCTACTCCGATACCATCACGATCCTCTAATTCACGTATTTCATTGATTGAGTAGATACCGGCGTATAACATTTCTTTGTAATAATCTGCCCGGCTTTTGCTATCGCCGCGAAGCTCGCTAGTAACATTAAATTTTGTGTAAAACTGTTTTTGTTCTTTATCAGTAAACAATTTAAAATTGTTTTCCTGCTCCCAATTCGTAATAATGGGCTGTAGAGTATTTTTCACATAATCCAATGACTGCTGTTCAATATTACTAAATGTCGCGCGGTCAAGCTGTCCCAATTTGTGTGGGGGAATCTTATAAAGTTTGGCAATCTCTAAAATCCCGAATTTCTGAGTTTCTATAAATTCCGCATCTTTTAATGGCATTCCTAAATCTTGATATTCTAGTCCGCCATCTAAAATAGCGATCTTATGAGAATTGTCTAACCCGCTATTAGCCTTTTGCCATTCTTCACGAACTTTGTCCTTAGCTGGCGACTTTAAAGGTTGTGGGACTTTCAAAATACCCTTGGTGGTTGTCCCATTTGCATAAAAGGAACCAATAAATTTTTTTGAAACTTGTTGATTGGCAATTTCTTCACGAAGCACTGAAATAGGTGTAATACCTTTTAATCCGGATTTGCTTATGCCCTTATAATGCAGAACGTCGTACCAAGGTATTTTCCTAACATCGTTACCTGGAACCGTGGTAACATACCAAACTTGATTAGTATTGGTATCCACAAGAACATCGGTTAATGACGGATCCAAGGGCCATAAGGCAACGGGATAACCATCGGGACCCCAATCGATATAAGCGTAACCATTGCCCCACACAGCGGCATGGACTTCCATTAATTCTTTAAAAGTGTAGGCGCTCATGTATGGATTCGGGCGTGTACCTAATAGCTTCGCAACGGGATGTTTTGTGTCCTTTTGAACGCCATTCCGCGTCTTTTTAAAAACTTGAATAGGTAACTTTCCGATATCGCCACCAAGAATAGATGCGCAGGTAAAAACGTTGCTATTCATTAATGCGTTATCACCATTTATACTGATGCCGCTGGAAGTGGGGGTCCCTCCTATGCTGTCCACAAACCATTGCTGCGGATTGGTTACGTCTGTAGGATTCAATTCTCTTTTCTCAAATAAATTTCTTAATAACAATTAATCACCTCCTTTTTGACGAAGGTTTTCGGCTTAAAAGCAATCCTACTAAAATCAAAACAATACCAATAGAGTAGATTCCCGCTGTTTCACTCCACATAAATGTTGCCTTTACGATAAAAACAAATCCGACAAAAACAAAAAGATCCTCAACAAAAAGAGCGAGAATCCTTAATATTATTGGCATTTTTTCTTTTGTGTTAGAAAGAAAATTCTTCAGAAAGGATGTGATCATTTAAATTCACCTCCGGTACAGCAACCCGGGCGCGAGCGAAACCGTTAATAACTGCAGCAATAGGGTCAATTCTGTTTTTTGATTTTGATTTACTAATCATAATATTTTCCTGATCATCTATCTTAAGTACAGCGTTATTTATGGCCCATCTAAGAAGAGGATCCTTTTCATGTGTAATATTTTTTTGGAATACCTCTGTTCTAAACGACTTTGTCGGCTCTGATAATTGTCTAATAGCCTGTGGAATTTCCACTGGAAGAAAACCTTCATTCTCTAAATTTTGAGCAAGATGGGACGCGTTCCATTTATCATATGGGACCTCTACGATGTAAAATCCTTCACTCCTGAGATTGATGATATATGATTCAATATAGTTGTAATCCACGACGGATCCAGGCGTCAACGTAAGATAACCCTGGTCAGCCCACAGATCATACCTGACTTTATCCGTTCGCATTCGCTCTTTAAATTTTTCTTCAGGCATGAATGAGTGTTGCCTTATGTGATATTTACCATCACCAAGATTAAAAACCATTCCAATACTTGTTAAGTCTGTGGTTTGCGATAAGTCAAGACCGGGGAAAAGCATAAATTCTTTCACATCCGGCGCCTCATCTACACCACATTCATCCCATTTACTCATCGGCATATAGCCGTTTTCCTTCATATCAACCCATATATCCATATTTTTAGTAAGAAATGATCGCATTTTTTCAGGAACTTCTAATGCTATTTTTAATTCTGATTTAATTGATTCGATGCCTTCGGGATAAGTTGCTACAATTGGATTGGCTTTTATCCAGTTCGATTCGTTTTTAATGTCATCATCTTTATCAAGCTCACAAATCATTACGAAATAATCATCATTTTCAACTTCGGAATCTGGATCTAGTATATTACTAACATATTCATATTCTCGAAAGCATGGTCTAGACAAATCAAATCCCGCTGTTGTAATAATAAACATTAAAGGTTCTTTCCTGGCTACCATTCCTGATACAAGAACATCGTAAATTTCGCTAGTTTCATGGGCGTGATATTCGTCCACAATTCCAACAGAAGGGTTTTTACCATCGCCTGTTTTTCTTGCTTCTTTTGAAAGCGGAATGATAACAGAATGATTCCTTAAAATTTCAATCTTTCCGTATGCTTCTTTCCATTTACCTTCTAGTAATTCGCTTGATTGAATCCCAGTTCTCACAGCTTCATAAACTTCTGACGACTGGTCTCGGGTCCATCCCGCTATAAATGCACGTTGTTTTTCTTCTCCAAGAAAATTGATATACGCACTAACAATGGCTAGGAATTGCGATTTGGCATTCTTACGAGCGACTTGATCATAAATTTTTCTAAATCGCCTGGCATTATTATGTCGCTTTTTAAAGCAAAAAATATTGACCGCTTTAAATAATTGATAATCAGTTAACTCGACGGGTTCGCCTGCTAATACACCCTCAACATGTTTAAACTCTCGTGCAAACCAATAAAAGTCTTCCGCAACTTCTTCGTCAAAATAAAAAGGACTGTCATCTTTTTGACAATCCTCAAAATCCTTTATAAAGCGTTTAACCGCCCATATATGTTTTTTACATGCATTTATCTTGCCGTTTAATATGTCGTCGCAATAGCTGAATACGCGTTCAAGAACCCAATTCACAAGCGGCCACCAAAGCGCCTTTCAGCTTCACTTTTCGGTTTTTCATATTCCGTTTTCGGAATAACCAATTTTAAACGAGATGTAATCGTTAAGCCTAAATCACCGGCAGCAGAACGGCACTCATTGAATAATAAGTTTTTTGTACGCATTAGTTTTGGATAATCATCGTTGGCTATAGTTATTTTCGTACCATCCTCTTGATGGGCTTCAATTGTCGGCTTTACCTTTTTAATATTTTTGATTAGCTGAATATATTGATCTCGTGAATCAATATAACGCGCCAGACTATCAACGTCCAAATTACTAAAAATGTTAAGCCGCAATAATTCCTTGGCTATTTCTTCAAACTCTCTTTTTTGAACTTTAGTCAAATATTTAGGAGGAGCTATGTTGTCGGTAAATCCATTCATCGCATCTTCTTGTTTTTTCCGCTTGGAAATCTCATCTTTTGTAAGATGATGGGACTTACCTTTTCCCTGAATAACAGCCAATGGTTGTTTATTTCTTCCAGGCATCGATTACACCTCCTTTAAAAATATTTCAAAAACGGATTTTTGTGTGTACTTGAGGGGCATGCGGTCTTTTAGGAAGGGATTACCAGCGATTTACTCCCCCCTACCCTCACCAACTTCCCATATCTTCCCTCGCGGTCTTGCGATTGTGGTGCATCTCACATAACGGCTGCCAATTGTTTTTTGAATCCCAGAACAATGTCTTGTCACCCTTATGGGGTGTAATATGGTCAACTACTGTTGCAGCGGCATACACACCATGATCTAAGCAATGTAAACACAATGGATGTTTGGCAAGATAAGTTTTCCTTGCCTTTTGCCATCGGCTGTCATAGCCGCGTTGTGCTGCATTACCGCGTTGCTTATCGTAGGCGTGACGCTCTTGCTTGTGTAGTTCACAGTAGCTGTCAGTGGTAAGTTGTCCGCATGTTGGATAGTTACATGGTCGTTTGGGTTTGTTAGGCATCGGGTGAATTAATCCTTTCGGCTTTATAAAATGGTCTTCCATTACTATCTGTTTCAATGCGCTCAATACGGATGTAAGGAGATCTTATACCTTTATCATCCGCTGTCTGCCAATCAAATGAAATGCATACCTTATTATTGATCTCCTCACCTTTATAAGTAACTCTAGGTACACTACCGATCTTATCTAACTCTATTCGCAACAATGGTGATGGTTCACCACCAAATTCTACATAATCGCTCACACTCAATCACCTCCGCCTAATCGCACCCTTATGGCGCTTATAAGTATCTCTATCCATACCCATCAACTCACGCAGATCAGCATCAGATAGTTTAATTGTTTTATTCTTTTTATTTTTAATTGGCTTGGTCTTATCCAAGATCATCACCATCTTTGATTACAATATAAAAAGGCACCCACACGATTTGTGAGCGCCTTTCGAGAGGAGAAGGAAACAATGGAAAAGGATAAACTTTGATACTAACATTATATAATAGATTTGCAGGCAAAAATCACAATGTTATCACACTAACGCCATCCTAATTTGTCTGCAATCAATGTAATGACCTCGCTTCGCATCTTAGTAGCTGTATTGGGATGGACAAAACATTCATTTGCAACCTCTGACCATTTGAAGTTTTTGTTGCTCCAATACTTGATATTAATCATTTCTTTATAATGATCTGGAACGCTATCATAGATATTGTCTATAGCTTCCACAATCTCTTCTAAGTTACGAAGGCGCTTATCAGTCATTAACCTTGTGGCGATCCGTTCTGTCGGTCTCCCTGGAGTTCTTGTGGAGTTAGATCCTGCTCCAGTGTTGTCATCATCATCCCTTTGTCCGCCTGATAGGATTTCTTCTCTAAGCCGTCTAATCTCTTTCTTTGTTTCATGATAACCATATAATTCTGCTTCGATGTGTTTAAATGTTGCTGGACGCGGCTTAATTGCTGTTGTCAATCGCATCACCCCACGCTTTCTTTGTGTTTCTTAACAATCCTGTAGATATAAGCTATATCGCATTTAAATTTCTCGGATAGTTCTCTTGCGCTAACACCTTTGTTTCTCAGCCTGACAACTTCATTTTTGTCAACTCTTTTATCCTTTGTTCTGCCACGATTAGCTGTCTCGTTGTAGTCTGGGAAGTTCTTTCTAAGATGATTACGAATGGATGTAACATGACACTTAAAATGATTTGCTAATTCTTGGCTTGTATATCCTTCTTTGTACATGCTTATAATTTTTTCCGTGTCAAGAAATATTCTCTTTTTCTTTATAACTTTTGGGACGTATGGTTTATTCCACAAAGTATTACCTAATGTTAATAATTCAGCTTCAATTTCCGTAAGGTCCTTACCCTTTTCATGCAATTCCCGACGCTTTTCCAATAGATTGCCGATTTGGACGAAGGTATCATGATTCTTTCTGTTCATCATCATAGAATTGTCCTCAGTTTTACTTTGATAGTTTCCAGGTAAATGATATGATCCATTGATTCCTGTTGGGCGTGATCAATCCACTCTATGAGACTGTAATCGTCAGGGTTAACAGTCGCCCCATATTTTTCTAAACCTTTCAATGTCTGCTGATCAATCAGAGCACGAACATTTTGCAATATTTCGTTATCTTGACCCGGAAGTTGTTTAGGTTGGCTAATGTAAATGACGGGTTCGCAGCTACCATGTGCCGTCCACACTGATTGACCCGTGACATCCATTTCTAGATTAACCCCGTTTTCGTCCATATCAATGACCTTAGCTAGACATCCACCATATTTAACCTGATCACCTATTGCTGGCATTATCGACCACTCCTATACCTTAGTTTTGGTATTTCAGTACCACCGAATCGATTACACTCAGAACCTAATCTTGATGAGCATTTGCGATAAAGAGGGCAACGCTGACAGAGTGCCAACGCATCCTCCCTCCTAATCCACAGAGGGCGAGAGTCTGTTATGGTGATGTTAGTAGCCATTAACTTGTCTCGTGTGATTTACGGTGTTTTTATCAATGTAACCCCGTAAAATATCCTTCCGTGTGAATCCAAGCATTTCTGTGATATTCATAAAGATTCCGAATATGATCATATAATTTTTCTTACTTGGCCAAAACCAAAAGTCTCCAATTTTATTAAAAAGACTATTAAACTCTTTTATAAGGTCAGACGACTTCGACACTTCCAAATACCCTCTGTAACCCTTAGCATTACCGATACTTAGAATAAAATGTAAGCAATCTACGCACTCTTCAAGCAATCCAAGCTTGGGTTTGGGATTAACCTTCCAATGCTTAAACCCCTGCCATTCGTTACAGAATTCACCGACTTCAACCTGTAGAGATAAAATTAAATTTGGTAAAAGATCCTGACTTTCAAGCCCATGTTTTTGAATAATGCGGTCATCCAATTGCTTTTGCATGTCATAAAGTTTTGGTAAATCCATCTACCTTACCCCTCTCATCCTCTTAATCCTCTTAATCTTCTTACCCATCTGCACCCTCTGCCGCTCACAGCCGTCTATGTCTATGATATTTAATAGCTTCCTTAGCCTAGATATTCGGACAGTCTTCTGTGTCGCAAGGAGCCTTGTGAGCTCCCTGCGTGCGTCATGCCGATTCATTTCCCAAACACCGCCATGTAAAATGATCCATACTGCCCATGCATAACTCTAGTCTCGTCTTTGGGTGTCCATCCTTCGTCCAAGGCTTGGTTATATTCTTTGTCGAATTTATGCTTGTCGCCACTGCGGACGGTTTTCTTTAATAGTGTTTGCATTGGTTCACCGCCTTTTTAATGCTTTCTGGACAATATCATAAACACTATGTGTCTGATTGGTATACTCCGATTTCCCTACAATAGCGCGAACCCTTGTCAAATCCCATCTTAACGAATCATTTTCCTTCTGTTGCTGTTCAATGCAATTAATCAACCAATTCATATCAGCAACATCAATGTCATAAGAAGGTAATGTACCACCGTCTGATAATGCTATATCAATGGCGTTGGAATAGTTTTCTTTTATCTCTTTCAGCCTATCTTCCATCTGGTTCACCATCCAAGCAGTCCTTATCAACCATTATGTTGCAGTCAGGACATTCATAGATTCCTTGGTTCCAATGTTTCATTTCATCTCCACAGATAGGACAGAGTGGTTCATTCACCACAGCCACCACCTTCCAACAAGTCTGGATTGATTGCACCTGTACCGTCACATTCTAGACATTCAACAATCTCTGGAAAATCTTCAACCCAACCGCAACCACAGCAAATGGGGCACTCACGCCCTGCTTCCATCCCTGCATCCTCCTTCAATATCAATAATCGCTTTAAATATCGGGTAAATCTGCTGTGGCACTACGGCGTTTCCTAAGACTCCACTTCTGTCCACCCTATCGGGAATCCCATCATCCACTCCAGGTACTCCGGGTTTATATACATCCCAATAAGATCCGGGTACCTTTCTCCGATACCACCGGGCAAGATCACGCCATGAGTCCCTTTCTTTTCGCTTGGTGCTAATGGCCTTATTGGTTTGTGGTTCTGACTTGTTGCTGGTGTAGGCAACAATGAACGTCCTGTATCTCCTGTGCGGCGCACCGACTGTTGAAGCCGCCATAATGAACGGTTGTGTTTGGTAACCGATACTTTCCAGGTCTTTGTGGACTTGTTCATGTTCATCAGATCGGGAGAAGTCTGCAACATTCTCACCAACAACCCAATTTGGTCTAAGTTCGTCAATGAGTCTGAACATTTCCGGCCACAAATATCTTTCATCGCCACTTCCTTTTCGTTTTCTATTAACTGTGGCAAATGGCTGGCATGGCCATCCTCCCGAGATAATGTCAACTGTTCCTCCACGTTCAATCACCCCTGATTCTTCTAAGACTTGTCTATTTAAAGTACATACATCATCAAATATCGGAACGCCTGGCCAGTGTTTCTTTAGTACCTTTTGTGGGAATGGTTCTCTCTCACAGAAAGCTATAGTCTCAATCCCTGCCCATTCAGCAGCTAAAGAAATTCCCCCTATCCCGGCGAATAGTTCAATGGACTTCATCAATCCTCCACAACCCTCTCCAACTCAGTTTCCATTTTCCTTTTAATTTCCTCAATAATCTCCTTAGCCTCGTCCACACTATAACCATGTGCAATTAACTGACAGTAAGCGTATAGGTGTTCGGTGAGTGTCATTCCGCCGCATCCCCCAATCTATCAACCTCACTTTCTAATTTTTTAATGTCCTCCTTAGCTTCTTCCAACTCGGCATCTAAATCTGTAGCATCATTATTTAACTGCTCATAAATTCCCACTAATTGCTCATGTAACTTTGGTCCAATATAGTCCTCATTGTCATCAATAAATGCTTCTAGTTCCTTTGTTAATTCTGTTTTCGAACCTGATACCATCCTTCATTCCTCCATTTGCCCACAATGGGCGATTATTTATTCAAACGTTCCTGATATTCCTGTTCCAATTTCTCATCCGTCTGCTTCTCCCAATATTCTTTGGCGTATCCCGATAACATGGTGAGTATTTCAATCATTTGTTCGCGTTCGGAGGGCATCATTTAGATTCCACCTTTCAACATTTCACGAGCGCGGTATAACATAGAATGGAAGATGTAATTACCACTAGTAGTTGGATTGATAAATACAGTTGAAAAGTTATAACGTGCTTCAAACGTTTTTAAACTGCCAAGCAATGCTTTTGGATCATACTTTGACCGATAGTTACCATTCAATATTTTTTGATATCCCTCCAGGTCTTCCACAATGAGGATGAATGGATGACGGGAAGCTCTAATCAATTCATTCTCGAATCTTGATCTATCTTTAATCGATTCAACAAGTTCATTGACACCGTTTTTCCTTTCAATGGCTGCATTTAAAAATAAATCCCTGGTGATACCTAATTCAATGTTTTGTGGGATGACTGCGGAATAGTCAGCAGTTTTCATTGTTTGGAATTTGAATGCTACATCTTTTTTTCTGAAATAATCTAATATGTGTTGGTTTCTTTGCTCCCTGGTATCCACAGTGATGATGAGGGTGTCCAGAACAGCTTTTAATTCCTTATCAGTAAACTTGTAATGATAATGTATTGCGTTCAATTTATGCCCCCTTAAAATGCGACATAGCCCGGTCAAATATTTCTTGAGATAATCTATCAGTACCTGGGGTTTCAAAGTTTACGACTGGTTCATCAAACTTTTTCCAACCATTTTCATAAAACATTTTTAAGAGTGTCATAATCTTGTCCACGGATTCATAGTCTTTATAAAGCCAGTCATTGATAGCCTTGTTCGAACAGCCGGACATGTAATCCACAATCTTGTCGATGGTCTGATATAAGGCATGGTCCTTTATTGAATAATCACCTTGTAAGTGTTTTATAATCCTCCGCTTGTATGACTTAGCCAAGCGCTCAAGCTCATGGTAAATATTTTCTGGATTCTCGATATACAGATCATCACCGTCTAAAACTATCGGAGATCCCATTTTGGCAAAATCAGAGCATAATGTTTTAGGATGCAAATTATCACCTTCAGTTTAATTTACAAAATATGGTGTTACTTTTTGATTTTAAAAAGTAACAAGCACGAAGCCCGTCATATCAACGTTTCTGGCAATTTTGTTACTTTTGTTACCTTTTTTCCTATTCGGCTCTATAAAGAGTACGTATATTTATTTAGTTTTAAAATCCTCATGGGAATGGAACAGGTAATTTAAGTAACAAAAGTAACACCATATATTTACAATCTATTAAAAACATTGATATACCAATAGTTTCAGAGTCTTTTTCTATTAATATTTGTGACCTTGTTTTTGTTACTTTTGTTACTTTTTAAATCTCCTTCCTCATCCAAATTTCCTATTATACCCATATTCTTGGATTTTTCTAAGTTTTGTCTGATCAACCCCAGGCCGGAAAAATAGTTTTTATTAAAGTTCCCCCTAACTTTTTTAAACCCCCTGGTTTCTATTTGTCTGTAAAAAGCCCTATTTTTAAATTCAAATTCATTGTTTTTGAAACACCAGTCTTTGTATTCTTCATACAATTCCTTGGCCTCCACACTGACGGAAGAATGGACAATGCATTTTTCTTGTATGAATGGGCCCATAATATCCATATCTTGACGATATCCTTCTGTGGCTTGCTTGACAGCCTCGGGTTCTCCCAAACCCTCTGCCCGCCACTTCAGACACCCTTCCACAGCCCAACGAAGGATACCAGGCATTTCTTTTTCGAGTTTCTTTGGTAAATCTTTGTCAATGTCCTCTTTAGGTATTGTTACAGTAAAAGGGATAAGCCGGACCCTACGCCAAATACCTGTGTCGTTATTTTTAATTATTGGTTTATGATTTGTGGTAAAGAAAACTTTGAATTCCGGTGCAAACTCGAAAAATTCTTGTCTAAGGAAACGAGCGGACATCTTTTCGCCGCCGGTGATCTGCTTTACCAGCGACTCCGACAGTTGCTGCCCCTCTTCACTTTCCACAGCTGAGACAAATCGGGCGCCGTCTAATCTTGCAATGTCATTATTGATAGCATTGTCATTTTTCTTTTTGATAAAGGTATCGCTATTTGTCTGCCGTCCGTAATCACCTAATAAGGTTTGTACGGTATTGATAAAAGTAGATTTACCATTTCGCCCGTTGCCGAAAAGGAAAAACATAACTTGTTCGCTTATGTCACCAGTAAGGGAGTATCCAACAGCTTTCTGCATAAAATTGATAACCTCATGGTCGACATTACCGGATTCATCTTTGAAAATACTTTCTAAAAATGCTTTCCAATTTGGACAATCAGCATCTTTTTCATAAGCAACATGAGAAATTTTAGTGAAAAGCTTTCCCCTATCATGTGGCATGATTTTCCCTGTTTTTAAATCCACAATTCCGTTCTCGCAGTTGAACAAAAATTTGTGGGAATCAAACTCATTTTTCTTGACGGATACCATAGGACGAGAATCCAATATACTATTGATCCGTACTGACCGCCGTTCGCATTTCTGCGCCCATTCATATAATTGCTTGCGCCTGGTCTTATCATCCTCATCAGTTTCAGCAGCTTCTTTATAAAGCTTTCTGAAGGTCCCGGCGGCTATTGATTCGATTTGTCTCTTGTTGTCCTCTTCCCAATACTTTCCGTTCCACACAAGCCATTCAAGCTCATTACAGTATCGAATATTTTTACCATGGTGATAAACAAGCCGTTCAGCATTTCCTAATTCGGTAAGGCGGAAAAATGGCTTTTTTTCATCTTGGTTATCATTTTCATTGGAAAAAGTGTTAGTGTCATCTGTTGAAATGTAAACCTCATATGGCTTTCTATATTCCTGTTGATCTAACAATTCAGATATTGTTGATGGTGTTGTCTGTATGGCTTCATTGATGGTCATTTGCCCGTATGTACTGCCATCAGACGAGTGCTGTTTATCCCATTTCTCCCGGTAAAGATTTGATTCTCGGAACATGCTATCCATTTTGGCTGCGTCTTTATCTGTCCAGAATGCCAAGTGATTACACAAAGCCATATCTGTGGATGAATGGTCACCATTGATTAACTGTCCTTGAAATAAAGCCTGTATATCACTACCTTTTCGACTATCAAACATCCTATTCCATAATTCAGAATTCGATAGATTATCAGTAGATGGTGTTACATTAATTGGCTGCTGTTTCTGAATGGGTTTCTTTTCTTCAAAATAATCTTGAAAAAGTATGCGTAACTCATCCGACCGTTCGTTAACCTCACCGATATCTAAGGAGTCGCCAGTAAAAGTGAAGTATCTGCCGTGCCTATATACCTCAAGGCCTATTTTGGGATTTTTCTTTCCTGTCCCTGTTTTAATGGGCAATTCGCCTTTTACAATGACATGGACACCTTCACCGCTGGGGGAAAACTCTGTATACGAATCCATTAAATCCACAACATAATTTGCTAGTGTGGATAGTTCCCCGTCCCTAACACAGTGATCAATGTCAACTCCTATAAAAGGATCATCCTTCGAAAACATGAAGCCAATTCCATCAAATCCGCCGTTTTCGTAGGAAGCGGTAGCCGTTTGAAAAGTTGACCATGTTTTCTTATCGTTCGATTTTGCCATGTAACCGTTAGATTGATATGGAACCTTAGTCGGTTTACCTTCTCGTTCTTCAGATCGCCAAAGAATCCATTGCGGAGAGCTTTGTAATTCGATTGGTATATTGTTGAAATTCATTGCTACCCTCCTTGGGAAGGGGAGAAAAACTCCCCCATTTATTCAATGTCTTTGGCTTAAAACGGCACATCCGATTCACTGATATTAACTTGTTCCATAGGTGCTGCTTCAGACTCTTTAAAAACATTTACCTGTGGGTATTTCTTGCCATTGTTTCCGTCTTGCTCTCCTACTACAACCCTTAACGGCTTATTGATAAAAGCATCTGCCCATTCTTTATAAGATGAAAATTCAACACCATCTGGGAATTGCGCGGCCTTAGAAGCTGACTGGAAACGCCACATTGAATTTTCTGTAACAACGAAGTTATCGTATAAAATCTTTTGACCTTGGTTTGGCTGGTCCACATCAGAACGGATTTCATAATCAACAACAACCATATTGCTTCCTGACTTTGCGGTTTTTAATTCATAATTAACAGGTATAACCTCATATTCACCTGGCTTGATTGGTTCAAATTCCTTAACTTGTGAGTGGTCGATTTTAAACATAATTATTTGTCCTCCTTGGATTTAAAAGTTTGTAATCTATCTAAAGCGGCGTTTGCCAGCCTGATATTAAAATCGTCAAGTTTCATATTTGCCTTGAATTCAAATTCTTCAACTTTCTTTTGCGCTTCGATACTGTGCAAGGCAATATCTTTTATTTCGTTGATAAGGCTTGTCCTCTCAGCGGCTTCTTCCGCTTTTACATCCACACCTTTTTCAAGCCACTGGTAAAGCTTGTGACCAACTTCTGGAGTGATCTTTATTTGCTCGCCTTCAAACATCCTGGTATTGTCCTTTGATGTTTCAGCCACGTGATCGATGCCAATATTAAAATTAAGCATAAACTCATATTCCATTTCATCTTTTTGCACTGGCCTTGTCCCGACTTTACGGGGGGCCATTTTCCCATCGCTGTTTGATTCCACAACATATTCTTGCTTAGTCCTAAGTGTCGTTAGTATGTGGACATCATTTCTTGTTAACGTTTTGATAAGCTGCGTTGTCTCCGGTGCAAGCTTCCCCCAATTCTGAAATGAGTTCCCGGCCATTTGACCATGTGTTTCAACTATTCCACCCTCTCCCTGCCAATTGTGGGATAGACTGTCCACAATTATGACTTCACATCCAGCACCTTTTAAAGCAATTACAGCTTCGTTATACCGCGCTGTGGAGTAGGGCGGATCAAAATCCACATGAAGAAACTGGCCAATCAATGTATCATCAAATTTCAAATCAGCATATAACTTAGCCCGTCCATGCTCAGTGTCAACTACACCAATCTTGGCCCATATCTCGTCATCATCAATATGTGGATGGGCTTCTTTCATCATGCCGTATGCTGTTAACAATGCCCCTGCCGTTTTTCCACTTCCGCTGCAGCCGATGAATCCGACCACAGCTTTCATTTTCTCACGACGGGCTCTTTGTACTTGGAAAGCCATTTATTTCACCTCACCTTATCCTTAATGACTGACCCTGCCTAATTTCAACTCCTTCAACATCACTACCTGAATTTAGATGATTTAGCAAAGCTTTTCTGTTAAGGACAGGGTTAGGTTGAATAAAAAATTCTTGTGGAATAATTCCTTCATTCGACACATGTACTGTAGGTGGATTATTTTGTATTGAGACAGTCAAAAGCGGACCCTTTATTTTTTCCATTCCTGCAGCCATCAAATTTTGTTTTAAATATTCTTTCATGTTTCTTGCCCGATTTTCTAAAGCTTTCCGACGGTCACTCAATCGCTTTTCTTCATCCTTTAGGGCTTTAGCTTCAGCTTCGATGGTTTTTATGACCTTAGCGGTGTTTTCGCATTTATCCTCAATAGCATCTTCAATGGATTCTAGTGTGTCTTGATAAGTATCAGAATCAACATCCTCTGTGGATTCAAGGAGACGTTGGTAAGAGTCTGTGAGAGCATAGAGTTTCAATGTATAACCTCCGTTATTTGTGATATAATATGAAAAAGTTAATTCTTAATTTCCTGTGACACGTTCCCGCGTGTCATTCTTCATTTTCGTAATATATAATTTCAACACTTATGAGATAATCAGTTGCGTCTTCGATGTCCATTTCTAACGAATCGCTATTTGGATAAAAGAAATATATCCCCTCAACCTCTGCAAACTTACGATTTTCCTGAAGGTCATCTAAGAAAAACCTACAGTGTTTTCGATTGACACTTTCTTTTGATCTAGCAGTAATCCCACAATCTAAATCCGTAAATCCGTTTAATATTGATCCACCACAGACATTACCACCCATTTCAGCGATGACTTCAGCTTTGGCATTTTCATATAAAAACTTTAATTTAACGGTGTGTTTCCCAAACCCACTAGGGTTGTAATTTTCCATAAATACCCTCCTTATTCTTGCCCAGCAATCTTTCTAATCCCATCGTGATAAATATAATCCTTAAAACAATTAAAACTGTCATGAAGATGAACGCTTCCCATATCAACCATCTCATCACCTTCCACAATGCAAAATCCGCAGCCATCACATGTGGATATTTCACGGGGTTCATATTCCTGTGGATCTGTTAGTGTCATGCCTTTTGTGAGCAATATTCTTCAACCTCCCTCGCATCGACTTCCACACTTACTAGCTTCATACAGCTGTATAGTAAAACTTCTGATTGTAGCTTTTTGCTGCGTTGACCCTCTGTTTCTCCTAACCATTCAATGCCGTGTTGCATTAATATAGGGTTCATGTTTTCACCTCCTTAAAATTAATCATTCATCATATAATAGATAGCTACTAGAAGCAGGAAACCTATTAAAGCAATCAAGATAATTAATAGAGTGAAATGATCTACTAGATTCGGATTAAAAATTTTTCAGTTACCCCTTTTCTGATCTGATTTTTTCGTACTCAGCGACAACAGCTTTTAAATCGTCGATTGTTCCGAGATCGGCCACAGACTTTACAACGCCGATAAAGTAATTATCAAAACCATCCTTTCTTTCGTAACTCCTTAGCAAGTCGACGAAATATTTTGTTGAGATCATTAGATCACCTCCCCGCAAAAATACTACTAAATTTTTTGTCCAGAAACTCCGACATTTTAGAAGCTTGGAAAGACCATGTTTGACCTTTTGATTTGGGATAAAAGACAAAACCGCCATTGTCACTATCCAAAATCTTGCGAAACCTTGATGGATAAAGAATGTTATCCTTTATCCATTCCGATTTCCGATTGGTCCGTTTTTCTAAGTCCTTCATGTTCCAGTAGACGCCCGTTAAATCTTTCTGCTTTAACTCCTCCAACTCAACTTTAGAAATTAAAACGGAATCAGAAGGAATCGGAATAGTTAAAGCGACATTCAGTTGTTGCGCAGCTTGAATAGTCATTTTATTTCAAGCCCCTTTCTTTTATACAACTTGCTTGTTTCGTATTGTACGAATAAACTCGTACTCATTGCCAAAAAAAATAGCAGACTTTGGCATATGATAAACTCTAGGTATGTCTTCAATAAACTCAAAAGAAACTTTCGATGAATCTTTCTCATAAGATGATAGTGTTTGAGGGTGAATACCGAATAAACAAGCTGCTTCTTTAAGTGTATACCCAGCGTTATGTCTTGCTGCTCCTAATGTAATCTGCAACATTTTTGTTTTCCTCCTTTCTTGGCTTAACTTCATATTATACGAATTAAATCGTACTGTCAACGAATAAATTCGTACTAATATTAATAAATCTACTAAAATACTATTGCAAATACGAATTTATTCGATATAATATAGAAAGTAGATAATAAGGAAGGAAGTCGTAAATTATGCCTAGACCAGCTCAAACAAGTATAGATAAAAAAATTAGAGAAACCATTTCTAACAATCTAACAACCCTAACAGAATCTCAAAAAATGACACAAGCAGACCTAGCAGAAAAAACAGGGATTAAAAAGACTACATTGAATGGTTATTTCAAAGGTACATCGACTCCTAATCCAGGAAATAGTCAAAAGATAGCAGATGCGTTAGGGGTCTCAAAAGAGGTGCTCGATCCAAGGTTTTCTAATCATGTTCTTGAAACACTTGAAAGCGAAATTCAAGATAAAAGTTCTATCCCTCTTTACGGGTCAATTGCAGCTGGTGCACTTGCCACAGTGGAAGGTATCACTAAGGATAATGTGGAGCACTTGACCATACAAAAAGAGCTACTGGGTAAGCATCAAAACAGCACAAGTTTGTTTGCCATGAAAGTTAACGGTGAAAGCATGAATAAAGTTGTTCCAGATGGATCATTTGTTGTTGCCAAACCTATTAGCTACTTAGAAATGAAAGATGATGACATTGTTATTTTTAGTCATGACAGAGAATACAGCATGAAACGAGTAAGAAGAGATGAAGAGGACAAGGTCCTTGTATTTAGCCCTGAATCAACAAACAAGAAATTTAGAGATATAGTTGTTCCTTATGACACTGCAAACGATCTTAAGATCTACGCAAAAGTCGTTTGGTATTCTGTTGTTTTAAATTAGTAAGGGGGAAATATCATGGCAAGCTATACAAACCGAGGGACGAAGAAAAAACCATCTTGGCAATATACAATCAGTCACAAACCAAAGCCCATCCGAAAGGGTGGGTTTAAAACAAAAAAAGAAGCCGAAGTGGCCGCTGCTGAAATAGAAGCTGAATTGCGTAAAGGTGTAGTTCCACAGCTAAAATTCGAACCCTTTGATGATTACTTTGAGTCGTGGGTTAAAGTTTATAAATCAGGCATTGGAGATAATACACGGGCACGCTACAACGATACGCTTCAATCCATTCGGGAATACTTCGGCAATAAACCTATCCAGGAGATCAATAAACGCTCCTATCAGGAGTTTTTAAACGAATATGCTAAGAAACATGCTAAGTCAACGACACGCAAGCTGAACACCCATATAAGGGCTTGTGTGAGGGACGCGGTTGACGAAGGGGTAATTCGTGTGGATTTTACAAGGGGGGCGATTATCTCCGGTGATAATAAAGAAAAACGTCCAGAAGAAAAGCATTTGAACTTTGGGGATAGCGAGACGTTGTTAAAAGAGCTATATAAGCGTTTAGAGAAAGGTTTGAGTTATTATGTACTTTTACTCGGTTTGACCTCTGGAATGCGTTACGCGGAAATGATGGGCCTCACACGAAAAGATTTTAACTTTGATAAAAACGAGATCAACATTGATAAAACATGGGGTTATACCAAAAAGATGCACAAAGGTTTTGGCCCGACTAAAAACGACCAGTCTGTTCGTAAAATTAAAATGGATCATAAAACGATGCAAGCCTTTAAAAGATTATTTGAATTAACCCCAGATAACATTCACAGGCTTGTGTTTTTCAGCCCTAGTTCCAAATATAATGTCATCAGCAACACAGGATCCAATAAATTATTAAAAAACCTATTGAAAGAATTAGAAATCGAACGACAAATTAGTGTACACGGTTTAAGACATACCCACGCAAGCGTGTTACTATACCAGCAGGTATCACTATACTACGTATCAGAACGTTTGGGACATGCCGACATTGAAACCACAATGAACACATACACTCATATCGTTAAAGAACTTCGTGAACAAGATGAAGAAAAAACAGCAGATGTATTTGAGAACATGGTTGTGTAA